ACGAGGGCGGTTTGGGCTACGGCGTACTTGACCGGCTAAAAGAGCAGAGGTATAAGGTACGTGGGGTGAACTTTGGCTGGAAGGCCAAAAACCCGGTGATGTGGGGCAACAAGCGGGCAGAGATGTGGGGCGACATGCGGGAGTGGCTACGCTCGGCAAGCATCCCGACAGATCGGCTCCTTAAGTCGGACCTGTGCGGCCCCCACGTCAAGCCTAACTCGTCAGGTACGTTGTTCTTGGAAGGGAAGAAGGAGATGAAAGCTCGCGGCCAAGCGTCACCCGACGCAGCGGACGCGCTCGCCGTCACCTTCGCCTACCCGCTCGCTAACCGCGAGGCGCGGGACAAGCCAAGACGCATCGCCGCCGAGCGTGGAGGCAGCATGACAAGCAGCTGGATGGGAGCCTAATGGCGCGCAAAACGGTCAGTCTGTCGGTCGGTCGGGGCGAGAAGCAGCCCGTGTCTAAGGGCGCGGGCTTGACGGCCAAGGGTCGGGCTAAGTATAACCGCGCTACGGGCAGCAACTTGAAGGCTCCGGCCCCGAGTCCGAAGACTAAGGCGGACGCAGGGCGTAAGAAGTCTTTTTGCGCGCGAATGAAGGGCGTTGTAGCCAAGGCCAAAGGGCCGGCTGAACGAGCAAAGGCGTCGCTTAGACGCTGGAAGTGCAACTAATGGCCGCTAAAACGGGTTTGTACGCTAATATCCACGCCAAGCGCGAACGAATCAAGGCAGGGTCGGGCGAGAAGATGCGCAAGCCTGGCAGCAAGGGCGCGCCCACCGCCAAGGCGTTCCGTCAGTCGGCTAAAACGGCTAAAAAGAGGTAATTCCATGGCTAGAATTCCGTACAACCCGATTGGCGTGAACCCGCGCGCGCTGGTTCAGGACACGGTGGTCAGCTCGCAGGCCCAGCAGCCGACGCAGCGCCCGGCGCGACCGATGCGCATGCCGATGCGGCGCCCGGACGTTATCCGTACGACGGTTGACTTTCGCCCCACGTTGATGAGGAAGCGTTAATGCCCCTCGTCAAATCCGGCAGCAAGTCTGCCTTTCGCACGAATGTCAAGGCCGAAATGAAGGCCGGCAAGCCGCAGAAGCAGGCCGTGGCGATTGCGTACTCCGTCAAGCGTAAGGCTCAAGGTAAGAAGCGCAAATAATGGCTAAAGACCCCACAGGGCTGCGCGGCGCGGCACGCGTCGCTAACACGCCCACCGACCGAGGCAAAGCCTCGCGCGATCCGGCGGACGTGCTGGCAACCGCCCGATCCCGTCTCACGACGGCGCTGGCGGCGTACTCCGACAGTCGTGAGGACGAGCTGGACGACCTGCGCTTCATGGCAGGCTCGCCCGACAACCAGTGGCAGTGGCCGCAGGACGTGCTCGCGCAGCGCGGGTCGGTGCAGGGGCAGACGCTCAACGCGCGCCCGTGCCTTACAATCAACAAGCTGCCGCTGCACGTACGGCAGGTAACGAACGATCAGCGTCAGAACCGGCCAGCCGGCAAGGTCATTCCGGTCGATGACAAGGCGGACGTTGAGGTCGCTGAGATTTTTGACGGAATTGTCCGTCACATTGAGTATATTTCCGATGCGGATGTCGCCTACGACACCGCGTGCGACAACCAGGTCACGTACGGCGAAGGGTATTTCCGCATTTTGACGGAATACTGCGACGAGAACACGTTTGACCAAGACCTTCGTATCGGTCGCATCCGAAATAGCTTCAGTGTTTACATGGACCCGACCATCCAAGACCCTTGCGGGGCGGATGCCGAGTGGTGCTTCATCACCGAAGACATCCAGAAGTCGGATTTTGAGCGCATGTACCCCAATGCAGAGCCGATTTCAACGGTTATGCAGCGCGGTGTCGGCGACCAGGCGCTGTCGCAGTGGATCAACCAGAATACTGTCCGTATTGCTGAGTATTTCTACAAAGAGCACAGCCGAGAGACGCTGAACCTGTACGCCGGCAACCAAACGGCGTACGCGGGTTCGCCCGAGGCGCGTGAGCTTGAGATGCTGGGCCTCCAGCCCATTCGCAAGCGCGAAGTTGACGTTAAGCGCGTTAAGTGGCTGAAAACCAACGGCTACGAGATTCTGGAATCCTCTGAATGGCCGGGCAAGTGGATTCCTGTAATCCGCGTGATTGGCAACGAGTTTGAAGTAGACGGCCGTATGTACGTGTCGGGCCTTGTGCGTAACGCCAAGGACGCCCAGCGCATGTACAACTACTGGGTGTCCCAAGAAGCCGAGATGCTGGCTCTGGCCCCCAAGGCGCCGTTTATTGGCTACGGTGGCCAGTTTGAAGGCTACGAAACCCAATGGAAGACGGCCAACACGACCAACTGGCCGTACCTAGAAGTTAACCCCGACGTGACAGACGGGCAGGGAAACATCCTGCCGCTGCCACAACGCGCACCTCCGCCGCTCGCCCAGACGGGCTTGATTCAGGCGAAAATGGGCGCTGCCGACGACATCAAGGCCTCTACCGGCCAGTATGATGCAAGTCTCGGCATGCGCTCCAACGAGCGCACCGGTCGGGCCATCTTGGCGCGTGAACGGCAAGGCGACACAGGCACATACCACTTTGTAGACAACCTCGCTCGTGCTATCCGCTATGGGACGCGCCAACTCGTTGATTTGATTCCGAAGATTTACGACACCCAGCGCATCGCGCGCATCATCGGCTTGGACGGCGAGACATCGACCGCCCGTATAGACCCGATGCAAGTCGAACCGGTGCGTCGCATCGTGGACGAGACGGGCGTGGTGATCGAGAAAATCTACAACCCGTCGGTGGGCAAGTACGACGTGGCGGTCACGACCGGCCCGTCTTACGCGACCAAGCGGCAGGAAGCCATGGACGCCATGGGGCAGATTTTGCAGGCTAACCCGCAGCTTTGGTCGGTCGCCGGCGATCTGTTCGTTAAGAACATGGACTGGCCGGGCGCTCAGGAAATTAGCAAGCGGCTTCAGAAGATGATTGATCCGAAGCTGCTGGCGGACGAGGAAGACCCGGCGTTGCAGGCTGCCAACATGCAGATGCAAACGATGGCGCAAGAGATGGAAATGATGCAGGAGATGCTCCAGCGCGTGCAGCAGTCGATGGAAGCCCGCGAGGTGCAGGTCAAGGAGTTTGAGGCTCAAATCAAGGCGTACCAAGCCGAAACCGACCGTATCAAGAGCGTTGAAAGCGGTTTGAGTGAGGAACAGATTCAGGACATCATAATGGGCACTTTGGCCGGCATGATGAATAACGGCGAGCTTGTGTCGCCTAGCGCCGAGCGCGAGATGCCCATGCAGCCTGAAATGGGCATGGAAGCCCCGCCGCCGATGCTACCTGAGATGGGCATGGGAGCGCCGCCACAATGAGCTGTGAAGTCTTTATCGGGCACATCTTTCTAGCTCGGGATGTTGCCCATTCGACGCATTTAAACACCCGTAACTACGCAAAACATAAGGCTTTGCAAAAGTTTTACGAGGGGGTTATTGAGCTATCGGACGCATTTGCTGAAGCGTATCAAGGCCGGTATGGGCTAATTGGCCCAGTCGCGCTACAGTCGGCTAAAAAGACGAACAATGTGCTCGACTTTTTGCAGGACGAACTAAAGACGCTTGAGGAAATGCGTTACACGGTTTGTAGTAAAGAGGACAGCCCTTTACAAAATTTGATTGATGAGATACTGACGTTGTATCTTACGACCATTTATAAACTGCGCTTCTTAGCGTGAGGGTAGAACATGGAACTTCTTAATCCGATGGCCGATGCCGTATACCCCGGTCGTACGGTAGCGTACACGGGCACCGCAGGCTCTACGGCGACTTGGCAGTCCGGCCCGCAGGGCGTAGTGGTATGGTGTACGTCAGCCGCGTACGTGGTCGTGGGTGAGGGCGTGACGGCAACGACTTCCAGCACTCCGATCCCGGCCAACACGCCAATTCCGTTCATCGTGCCGCAAGGCACTGGCGCGCCCTGGCGAGTGAGTGCCATTCGCGTAACGGCTGACGGCGACTTGTACGCCAAGCCCATTAACATCCGATGAGCTTCGGAGTTGGTTTGCGAAATGCGGTCGGGCTAGGGCTTGGCGGCATTGCTTCGTTTCTGACGGGCTACGCAAGCGACGTGATATTTGGCAATTTGGAAACCGAAACCGGCGAAAACTTGGTGCAAGAGAACGGCGGCATGCTGCTGCTGGAGTGATGAATGGCAATCGTTAAGATTTCAGACCTTCCGCTTGTAGATAGTCCGGTTCAAGGATCGGATTTGTTTGTTGTCGTTCAAGACAACGTAACGAAAAAAGCCTACGCAAGCGAGGTGCAAACTTACGTTGGCTACAATGAAGTACAAACCGCAACAGCGGGTCAAACCGTTTTTACTTTAACTGAAATTTCGTACGTTCCCGGTGCCAATAATTTAATGGTGTTTGTTGACGGCATCAATCAGTATTTGGGAACGCAATACGTAGAAACAGACAGCAAAACGGTTACTTTTACCCAAGGATTGCAATTAGGCGCTGA